CTTGCCATTGGACAGACATTATAACCGCTTAAGTCTGAAGGTGCTAAATTTAAATGTAGTATTACATAATTTTCTAGCCCTTCAACAGATTGGTTTTTGTCTGTTTTTGGATTTCCACTTTTAAACATTAATCGAGTAGGTTCTTTATATGGCAAATTTAGATTGCCCATAATATAAACCTCTCTTTTTGTTTATGCTACAACACCGATTTATTGGTTTTAAATGTAGTCTTTTTTTTATTTACTCTAATAAAAATACCTTAACATGCTTTCAATTTTTTGTCAAGTCTTTTTTTATTATTTTTATCAATTAAAGCAATTACTCGATTTTCAGCATTTTCTTTAACATAATAAAATTTACTATCATTGCCACCTAATAACGATACACCTAATCTATTTGATGTATATATACTAGAATTTGCATATAATAAATATTCATTAATTAAAGTCTTTTTTGCTTTTTGCTTTAATCGTTCTTTTTTTCCTAATCTCATAAAAACACAATAACAGATTTAAAAAAATTGTAAAGAAATATTTTTAATTTTTTATCAAATATTTTTATTGACTTTAATTTTATTGTGTGTTATTCTGGAAGGTTTTATATTTTTTAAGAGGGAAAGTTATATATAAGAATTATATATATTTTTTAGATATAAATAATATTACTATAAATTAGATATATTATTATTTTAGATATAAAAAAAGCCCAAAGTCAATTATTAGTTGAATTCGGGCTTTTTAGACTTTTTAAACTATTTCTAGTTGTTTAAATCAATAGTTGTTTTTTCAATTAAGCAATAAGTCAAATTTCTAGTATCTGGTGAAATTTTATAAGATACCGCAAAACCTCTATTATTTGCTTTGTAAGTTAATTTTGTAATAAATAATCTAGTCAATAATTCATTAGCAAAATTTTTAGTTTTTGTTTTACTTGCTTTAATTAAATCAATCATAATATCCTTCCATAAGTTAATTTATATTTAATTTAATATAAGATTTATTTCATACTTATATAATGGTGTCAAGCATATAATAAAATTATTTTATAAATTATTATTTATATTGATTTTATTAGATTAATTGAGTTTTTAAAGGTGATTAAAATATATTATATAAATAAAAGCTTTATTATATAAATGTTAACTAGATTATGCGACAATTTGTCAATATTATTTAAAATTTTTTAATTGACTTTTAATAAAATTTATGCTATTGACATAAATGTTATAATGGGCTTATTGTTTTTTTAAAAATCTGGTAAATATAAAAAGACTATGCAACCCATAGGCGAGTGCCATAGGGGGTCGGGTGGGTTATAATATCATACTCATACAAAATTTACAGATTTAGCTGTTAACTAGTTCGGGGTGCGTTACAGGCATAAAAAAACCCCACCGATTTTGGCAGGGTTGAGTAATCTAAATATATAAATAAGTGATATAGGGGTGTTATAGCTCCCGGCATATCTATATATATTATACACCCCTCTGCGAAATTGTCAAGAAGAAAAAAAAAGTGTTGACAAATGTTAACTAGAGGTGTATAATATGATATATGAGTTTTTTACAAACACAAAATCAAACAAAAAAACGAGAATTAACTGAGAAGCAACAGAAATTCCTAGATACTCTAGGTTCTGAAGCCCAAGGTGATATCAAGAATGCATTAAAGATAGCAGGTTATGAAGATACCAGTTATTATGCTGTTGTTAAAAGTCTCCGACAGGAGATTATTGACACAGCTAATACGATATTAGCCCATTCAGCACCAAAGGCGGCAGCTAAATTAGTTGAGGTGTTGGAAAGTGATGCACCTATTCCTCAAGTTAACGCAAAATTACAAGCAGCACAGACACTATTGGATAGAGTTGGTGTTGCTAAACGAGAACATATTAATGTTAATCATAATGTTTCAGGTGGAATCTTTATTTTACCAGATAAGAAGGAAACAATTATAGATGCAGAGACAGTTGAAGTAGAAAATGAGTAAGGTATTCTTCTTACTCCTATTTTTAAGTAGTTCACACATGCCACAATATTATAATAAGGGTATGTACTTTCTTACATTAGAAGAATGTGAACAATTTAAAAAACAACAAGTAGAAATTATGACAGCAGAAGCTGACCTTGCAGGATTTAAGGATATATACATTGATGCTAGGTGTATAGAGATGGATATAAAGGAGTTTAAACCTAGTCTCGGTACATAGAATTATGTTAAAGAAAAGAACAACCTCCACAATACCTTTTGGATACAGAGAGTCAGATGAAAAAGGTTTCTTAGAACCCATTGAA